GTGCGCTGGAGTGACGCATCGACTTCGGGGCCGGCGACAATCTTAGCCTTGTCGTTTCGGTCCACCGAGATGGTTGTGGCGATTCTCATGGGTAACCTTAAGCGGTGACCAGAACTTCGGCCTGGGTCGTGTCCGCAGCCGCGGCGCCGAACATGATGTCGTAGGACGCCATGTGAGCGCGGGATGCGCGGCTGTACCAGACGGAGAGCAGGCAGCTCAGGCCGTTGGCGGTGGTAACGGCGCGTTGCTCGAGGAACTCACCGGCGATCATGCCGACCGGCAGGCCGGAGGCGATGGCGATGGCATCAGGGCCGCAGACGAAGCCGGCGGTGTTGGTCTCGGCAGAGGTCCAGCGGTTGTTCTCGGCGACCACGTCGAAGCCGAACCGGCCGTTCGCCAGCAGCTCCAGGCGGCTGTCGGGGAAGGTGTTGCTTGCGGCAGAGAACTGGAGGCGAGCGATGTGGCCACCGTCCAGGATGAGGTTCTTGCTGCGGTAGTTCTTCGCCAGGGCGAGGATCGCAGGTAGATCCGAGGTGTCGAAGTTGGCCGCGGTGCCGATAGTAACTGCGGTGCCGTAGTTGCCCGAGACCATCAGGGCGGTCAGCACGTCGCTGATGCCGTAGGCAAACAGGTCGGCAGAACCGGCAGCCAGGTCGGACAGCATGAAGCCCTGGTTAAGCTCCTGCTGGGTGACCGTGAAGTTCTTCGAGATCTGGTTCACGGTGACCGCGGTGGCGGCCAGTGTCGAATCGTTGTTGGTTTCCCAGGACGTCGGGTTGGTCTGGGCAGCGGTGCCGGTGGTGTACTTCTTGACTTGAACCGAGGCGCGGGGCCGGAGGTTGTCCAGGCCGACGTTGCGGCTGAAAGCGGAGACCAGGGCCAAACGAGTGGCGGCCACGGTGATCACTGCGTCGGCGAGATAATCGACAACCAGGCCCGAGGCGAACGTGTTGGCGTTCTGGGGGGCGTGGATGGCGCTCTGGCGCAACAGCTCGGAGTGGTTGGCCACCAAGAACTTGCGGCGGTCAGCACCGGCCTGAAAGCCCTTGTGCTTCTCCAGCAGTGCATTGCCGAGGTTCTCGATGCGAACCGGGGCGACGGGCTCCGGTGCAGGGGCGGCGGTGATGGTCTTGGCGCTGATGGCAGCGGCCACGGCCTTGGCGACGATGGCGTCGATGTCGAGGGCGGTCGGCGCACTAGGAGCGGCCGCCACCACGGTGTTGGAATCAGTCATGTTGTGTGGTGTCTGCTGTGATGTCGGCGCGGTTGTCGCGCCATCGTCGGCAGCGTTAGTGCTGCCGGTCGAAAGTGTTTTGTCTGTGGTTTCGCCCTCCTCGACTTCGAGCTGGGCATACAGTGCCTTGAACCAGTCACGGCCGGCGGCACCTCCCCAGAGGTTGGCAGCCACGTCGGCAGGGGTGTTGGCTTCGGCCTCGAGGAAGCGCTCGTTGCGTCCCCACCAGGCGTTGGCTGTGCGGATCTTGTCCTCGGTGGGCGCCTCACCGGCCACCAGGGCCTCGGCGTCCAGGACGGTCTGCTTCTCGAGGCCATCACCGGCCAGGCCTTCGGCATACTGCTCGAGGCCGCGGCGAAGATTGCTTCGGACGGTCTCGGGGGCGGTCTTGGTCACGGCCCGAGGATGCCAGCAGGCGGCCATGGCGAGCTGCTCGGTGGTCTTGTCGGCCAGACCGAACTGGATGGCCTCCTGGGCGGTGAACCATGTTTCCGCGGTCATTGCCGCGCGGATCTGAGCTGAGGTCTTGCCGGTGCGCTTGGTGTAGATGCCGGCCAGGATCTCCGCGTGCTGGTCGAGGGCGTTGGCCATCTTCCGCATATCGTCTGAGGTGCCTGCCACCATTCCAGACGGGTCATGGATCATGAACAGCGAGGCCTCGGCCATCTCGATGCTGTCACCTGCCAGGGCAATGATCGAAGCAATCGATGCAGCGATGCCGACCACCCGGGTTGTCACCGGCGCCTGCCGGCCTCGCAGCATATTGTAGATCGCTAGGCCGTCCCAGACGTTACCGCCAGGGCTGTTGATCTCGACCACCAGGGGGCCGGGGCCTACAGACTGGAGAGCATCGGAGAATGCCTTAGCAGAAATGCCTGAACCACCGAACCAGTCCTCGCCGATCTGGTCGAATATCTGGAGCACCGCCGGCTCATGGACTGAGGCTCGGGGGCTGTAGGAAAGCCAGTTGGTAACTTTAGTCATTCGGTTTTCTTGGCTCTGGTTTTCCGTTTCTTGGGCTCGAGCACTGCAACCACCTCTTCGATGGGCTCGGCCGGGATCGGCTCGGGCATTTCTTCGGAAGGGGGCTGCTCGAGAGCGGCTGCGGCTGGCTCCGGTGCTATCGGCTGCTTTTGCGCGGTCGAGATCTGGGAGACATCGAGGCCGTACTTGACCGCCAGGTCTTGGATGTACCGGGCTTGTTGGGCCTTGGCCTCCAGGGCGGATCGCCAGTCGATACCTCGGGCGCCGTAAATCTCGTCGTAGGTGGTAATGCCGGCACCAAGCTCGTTAAGCTGGGCGGCTGAGTTGCGGCCAACGTCGACGTTTGGAGCCCGGGGCGCCTGGATGGCCACCTCGTACCAGTCGTCGGGGCTGTCCCTTAGAGTCGGGTCGGTGCGGATGGCGTACTCCATGACGTATTCCCAGATACGTCGGGCGGCCGAGGCCATCACCTGGTGCCGGCTGCGGAACCACACCGAAGACATATCGAGTGAGCCCCGGTAGACGGTGCCCTGCATCGACTCTGGAAAGACCAGGACGTAAGGAATACCGACGCCGGCGCACACCTTTTCGGTGAGGCTGCGCCAGTACTCGCGCATATTAACATTGGGTCGGTCAGCGCTGAACTGCTCGAACTCGTCGCCGGTCTTCATGACCTTCACCGAGGCGCCGAAAATGTTTTCGTAGTAGTTCTGGGCGGTGCCCTGGGAACCAGCAACACCGGATCGGAGGCTGGTGGCCTGCACCTCGCCGGAGCTCGTCTTGATCACCTGGGCCACGCTGGAGGCGAGCTTGCAGGATTCCATCTCGAGCTTCTGCAGGTCATCCAGGTCGTGAAGGTCGTTGATCACACAAGCCACGAATGGCAGGCCGCGGAGCTGGCCGGCACGCTGGGCCTCGTAGATGTGAACCACCGAGTCGGATGAGATCGACCGGATGTCGGTAAGTTGTCCCTGCTGCTGCTCCTGGCCGCAATAGAAGGAGATGGCCCGACCAGTCTTGGGATCGAACCGGACGCCGTCAAACACGTCGGGAAGCCCCTCCTGGCCAGCGGGAGTGGAGACCTGCTGCGGCTCAATTAGCTGCAGGCGGGGCCGGCCGGTCTCGCCCTTGGTCAGGAGGATAAAACTTTCGCCATCATAGAACCAGCCACGGGCGGCCAGCGACATCAGGGTGCCGAAAGACTGCCGGGATCCGATGTCAGGGTAGCGGCTCCAGGTGTCCCACCATTTCTTAGCTCGGAGATTCCAGTCGGGATTCGAGGAAGCCGGCTGCACCGAGAAGTTGCTGCCGACGGTGTAGTTCTCAAACAGGTCACCGAGGCGATTCATCACCGCGTTGTTCTGCTCGAAGAATCGCGACTTTCGCACGATCTGCTGCCGGGTAGAGGCAGTCACATCGAACCGCACTGAGGTGTAGCTGGTGTCCAGGAAGGACCGGCGGATCGAGTTGGACGCGCCCTCGTAGCGGTCGACAGGCGCCGACCGGAACTTGCTCAGGATGGTGTCGAGGAATCCCATCAGCTCATGCCTCGATAGCTCGCCTCACGGCGGAAGTTGGAGAAGTCGCCGCCGAAACTGGTGGCTGCAACCAGAACCACGGTCACCATCTTGGTGTAGATCTGGGCGTCGGTGGGCGTAAGGTTGCCGTCCTGCTCGAGGTAATAGACGGCCAGGTCGTAGTCATCGACCAGGCTTTCCCACATCTCGACCATCTCGGATGGTGTGGGGGCGCCCTTGCCGGGCTCGGCGAACTCGACCGACACATCGGAGGATGATGTCGACCGGACAACCTGGCCGGACTCGATCACTGTGGCCGCGGCAATGGACTTAGCAGCCAGGGCAGCCAGGAGCGTCACACCGCCCAGTGTCGCATAGACACTGCGGAGATAGGCCCTCTTGATGGCTACGGTAAACGTGAACACCTCGGGCGGATCTTCACCGATCCCAGGGTGACTTCAATAGGTTAGCTGGCTATTGACTCGCTTGACGTAACCAGATCATTCCAAAGCATCACCATGGCGAGCTGCATGATTTCGCAGTCGTGCAGATGGTCGGGCCACTTTTGGTTCCTTTTAACCCAGACGTGCTTGATGCGGCCGGCGCGGTTGGCTTGGGGTCGTAGGACGTGAGAGTCCAGGTGGCGCCAGTACAGGTCGGGCTCGGCGATGTAGGCACCTTCGGCCTGAACGCTGGGCGGATCCTGATGGACGCCCCATTCCCGGTCGATGTCGCCCTTCCTTAGCCTAGAGAGCATATCTCGGAGGTGCTCGGTGTCGAACACCAGGAGGGGCTGCACCACGTCGGTCCTCATCGAGGATGATGTCGACAGGCCGAAAGGGTGCACCGCCCCGGTGGCTGCTGTGAACCGGGCGCCGGTCTCTCGGCCTTTGAGTGGCATCCAGCCGATCACCATGGGCTTGCGGAGGCCTCCTTCCGGTGGGTATCGGAGGCCACAAGGGAAGTTGATCGGGTTGGATGTCACCGAGGAATAGGAGGCACAGGCGTCGTAAACCGTCTGCGTGTTGAAGCCGCTGTCGATGCCGACATCCATGTCGTGGACCTCGAGGGCCACCTGCACCCGGCGGAGGGCTGCGAAGTCGTCGGCATGGCCGGCAGCAATCAGGGTAGAGTTGCCGTCTTTCCACTCGCGGCACACCCACCATAGGAACGGCGCCACGGCCTGGACGTCGGCGGTCAGATAGCGGCGGCCGCCATCGACGGTCACGGTGGCCGCGGTCTCGGTGCGCTCCTGCTGCACGTCCTGCTGCTCCCAGGGCTCGGCCAGGTTGCCGTTAATGAAGCCTTGGAGGCCGGCCATCGATGCCTTGGCCTCGAGGAACGAGACAGCCAGATATCCCCAGGTACATTTACGGTCGGGGCTGTACAGGCTGCTTAGGTGGTAGGACCGCACACCAGGCATGGCGTTTGGGTTCTCTGGACGCCATTGGCCATGCCGTAATGCTGCCACCTTGTGAGAGTCGGTGATTTTGCCTTGGCACAACTGGCAGACGTAGTGAGCTGAGGCTCGGATTTTGCCCAGGTCGTGCTTGCCGTCCTCGGCCTTGGCGTCGTCCCAGGTCACCTGCCGCCATTCCAGCTTGATGTACTCCCGGCAGTGAGGGCAGGGCAGGTAGTAGCGGCGCTGGTCACCGCGGAGGAAGCGCTGCCAGATCCGGCCTTCGACCACCGTCGGCGTGCTTGTCATAAAGGCCTTGGAGCTGGAGAAGCTCTTAAGTCTCTGCTCGGCCAGGTCGAGGGCGTCGGCCTCCCGGGCAGTAGCCTCGGCGAACTTGTCTACCTCATCGGCGATGAGCACCCGAACCGGGCGGCTGGCTAGGTTGGCCGGGCTGTTGGATCCTACGAAAGTCAGGGTCGACCTCGTGAAGTTCTGCTCAAGGTTGGTGATCTTGTCGGCCTCGGCCGGGTAGCATTCGAGCATGGCCGGGCTGTCCTCGAGCATGGGCAGCCAGCGGGACTTGGAGAATGACCTGGCGAGGCTCTCGGTGGGCATCAGCCACAAGGCCGGGCTCGGCTCGTTGGCGATTAGCCAGGCCAGGCCGGCCATCAGGGTGGTCGTTTTGCTGGTTTGGCTTCCCCAGCAGAGGGTCACCTCGTAGACCGTCGGATCCTTCCAGGCCTCCATGGGCTCCCGGGTATACGGCCGTACCGAGGTCGAGAAGGGCCCGGGGTGCTCGGTCTGCCGTTGGGTCAGCCGGAGCGATGCCTCAGCCCAGTCGACTACGGTCTGCATCGGTGTCGGCCGGTAGAGGTTGCGGCGGTAGTCCAGGAGGGAGCGCTGGAGGTCGGTCAGGATTTCCATGGGTCGGTGTTGTGTAGTGTCTTGAGCGCCACCTCCTGGACCCACCGGGTCAGCTCGCGCTCGGCGTGCTCAGGGTCATGCGGTGCTATTCTGCCTGAAAGCTGCTTCGGCATGGCCTTGATCAGCGAGGCCACGGCACCGTCGTGCTCCTGCATCACCCGACGCACCCAGTCGCCGGAGACCAGGCGGCGCTCCTTCTCGGCCTGGGTGATCACCTCGTCCCTGGCGCTGGTTAAGTTCTTTGCCGCGGCTGCATGGATGGCCACCAGCCGGCCGGCGTCGGCTCGACCACCGCGGAGGGCATCGACAGCCAGGTCATAAGCCGCACGCTCGATTTGGCGCTGCCTTTCGTAGGCTCCTTCTGGCGAGTCGGTGGCGGCTGTTGCGGTGTTGAGAGGGGTCTCTGCTTCAATAGGCCTGTAGGGGCCTTCCTGTTCGATTGCGGTGGGTTCTGGTTTTAGTGGTGTTTCTATGTGTTGAGTCGTCGACTTTGACCGGATGTTTTTCTTGCGCCATGCATCGGCGACCTCGGGACTATGCATAGGCATCCCCTTGGCAGCCAGTTGTGTGACGTAGCCATGCGAAACACCGGCGTGCTTGGCGTATTCCCGCTGGGTCATGACTTTAAGGCTCCTAGGATCTCAGGAGGCAGCATCGAGTCGGGCACGGTGCCGGCGTACTGTAGAGCCCGGAAAACGCCGTCTCGCCGGCTGTCCTGCGGGTTAGGCACGCAATAGCTGACCACTTGTTCTGGTGTGGTGCCACGTTTCATGAGCCGGATAAACCAGGCCACGTTTATCAGACCGTATTGATCCACAAGAAACTGGATGTGATTGTTTTGCATAGATATTGTGTTTTGTGCTTGATCACAGAAATTGATAGGGGTCTCGCGTTCACC